CAAATGATCTGGCTTGCGCTGGCGGGAGAATGAACGTACCCGACCCTCCAGCTTTGGCTGTTTCCGTCACCGAAAACCACACCGATTCGAGACTGTCGATATTCTCCAACATGAAACTAGTCGTCGCCGCGCCTGGACCTATCAAGGTGATTGGCTGGTTGCCATTAGAGATAACCCCCGAGCAATCAACCAGAGACGCCGCAAACGCGGGCGTGGAAAATAGCAGGCAAGCTGCAACAAGAACTTTCCTCATCCGAAGCTCCTCACCCTGGTGCGCGACAACCTCGAGCCTGAGGCGCGCGAGTAACGATGTTGGGCGTTGAGCTTGGCGATCATGTCCTCCGTCAACTGCTTCATGCTCGAGGCGGTTTGCTCTTCTCCGAGCGCGTGCAGATCGGCGTGCATCAACGCAGCGTATCGGTACAATGAATTGAATTTAGTGTAGACCCAGGACGGCGTTGTGTCGGCGAACACCGGCACCTCCTGGTAGTAGTCAATCCTGACCGTCCGCCCCTCCGTCGAATCCGGCGGCCCGCCGACAAAGATCTGCCGGCCCTGGATGGTGTAGATGCCAGTCGCGTACTGGTCCTCAGTGCGGAAAAACTCAGCTCGCGGCTTATACTCGATCGGCGCGAAACCATCTGGATACTGACTGCTGTAGACGGCGAGACGAACGAAATCCATCTCCAGCCAGTCGGGCGGCAGCGGCGCGCAGCGCGAGGCGATCAGCGCATCATCGGCCTGCAGCATCCAGTTGATACGCAATTCGGCGTTGAGTTTTTCCTCTGCGTTGCGAACGAAGGAAGTCACAAGCGTATCGGACCAATCCTGGCGATTGGCCCATTCAGCGATCTGGAATTTGAAATCGCTGAAATCAGTCATCAAATTCTACCCATCAACAGCAGCACGACGAGGACGATCAGTAGAATGCCGACAATGCCGATCCCGTAGTGGCCGGCACCATAGCCATAAGGCAGGCCAATCCGATCGCCGCCGACGCCGCCAAGCAGAATGATGATCAGGATGACAACGAGAACGATGCCGAGCGGACTCATGACGCTCTCACTTCCCCAGCAGGTGCAGAACCTCGTCGCATGTGTCGGTGACGTTGATCAGCTTGCCGTCCGCGGTCTGCAGCGTGCATTTGACATCGGAGTGCAAAAGATCGGTCGACGGCGCGCGCGCGCTGACGATCTCGGACGGATTGACGTAGATCGTCTGACCGTCGAGGCCATGCAGGGCGAGCCAAACGAGAACCCAGCGCATTCACGTCACACCGTCCCTGGCCAGATGCGCCATGGCGCCGCCTCTGGACTGTTCAGCCATTTTCTGAAGGCGTCATCGTCGCCGGCAATGCCGCGAAAAACGAGATCCTCGTAGACAATTCGCGGCAGACGATGCGACGGTTGCTGGTCCTTCGCCTTACCGGCAAATTCGCGATCGCGCGCTATGCCGTCGAGGATCTCGTCCAGAACCTGTTCGGTTTTGATGGTGACCTTGCTGGGGTCTTCATCATCCCAAATCATCGTTTTCCGGACGCCATCGGCATCTCGGTAGATGCGACAGCGTTCGGCCATGACTCACGCCTTGATCCCGTTAAACAGCACGTGGGCCAGGGGATTCCTCATCTCGATTCCCCATTCCACGATGATCATGCGGTTCTCAGCGTCACCGGTGCGCGCCATCAGGTACTGGCGAAAGCTCCGGTAGAAAGCGACGGCGAGATAATCGGTATCGAGTAGGAGCCCGATATCGACCGGCACCCAACGAGACGGAATCACCTTCACTCTACCGAAATCAGTCGCCAGTACATCGACCGTGCTGACCACTTCCGTTTTGCCGACCAAAACCTGAGTGGTCGAGCGCCCGGTGAAACTGGAGATGGTCCGCTTAGGCCCTGGCGGCACCACCCATAATGTCGGGCTCGCCCCATTCACATAAGCGAGCTGCATCGCGTCACCCAGCATCGATTCGGTGATCTGCACCGGCGCCGCGGGGGCGGTCATCACCGTCGTTTGCGCGGCCGGCAAACCCGAGGTGCCGACAGCGCCGAAGACGCCAACCACAGCGCCGCCGGCCGGCGCCACCGTCTTGGTCAAACCAGTGACGCCGGCTCGATCGGCTGCACGGCCGATCCAGTGCGGGATCGATTCCGTCATGCGCGCAAGCGGCGCGGTGCCCGACGTCTCATCGACGTAAGCCTGACGAGAACACATAATGCTCTCCATGTCAGACTTAAGCACTTTTGAGATGATCGCCATCTGGTGAGCCATCTCGCTGCCTTTACCTGCAGCATCCGCCTCTTCTTGCGAACCAGAAACCGTAGCGTCACGCTTGCTGATCTGTGCGACGTTGCGTAGTCTGATCGTCGGCGTAGCAGCATCCTGGAAGGTTGCGAGATTGAAACCTTCAGGCTGCGCATTGCCAAGATTAACAGTTGGCAGAAATTCTGTCTGCCAGTCAAAATACCGGTTCTTGATGTTGCGTCGTCTTGAACCGGACATCACCGGAGTATCGAACGGATCTATATTGTAGATCGCGTTGCTCAAGTCTTCTCTGTTCCCAGTCGCCGTGTAAGTGGCAAACGCCTGGGTTACTTTGGTTGTACTGTTGGCCATGCGGCCCTCCGTTTAGGTCAAGAATCTCTGAAACACGACAGCGGCGTCGGAAACTTTGCCGGTGCGCGCCAATTGGCGCTGTGCGTCTTCGAAACCTGACCGGCGCGCATTCCCGATTAAGGGGGTAGCCGCTCCGGGGGCCAAAGCTCTGCCCTTGCCTTGAACAACCGCTCTGGGCGCAGCGGCTGTCATCCGGTCGTACTTGCTCGCCTTCCAAAGGATGTCGAGCATCCTGGGGTCATAGACCGTGGCGACTTCCAGTTCGTTGAAGCCTGCATTCGATGCGGTACGACGCATCGACTGTATGTTGCGCCTCAACGTCGGCTCATCAGGCATCACCTTGATGTGATCCATGACGAACTTCGAAAATCCGTCTACCGCATATTTTTCGGTCCGTCTATCGTTCTCCTGCGCCGCCCAGGCCTCACGCTGGGCGCGCGCGTTCTGTGACGCCGCCAGCTTGCCATAGATGATTTGAAACACTTTCTGCTTGGCGTGCGCCGCGGCCGGGTTGGCTTCAAACTCCTTGTCCCAATCCGGCTCCGGCGGCGTCAGATTGTAGAGATCTTCTTCGTAATCTTTGCGCGCCTTGTCCCACCAAGCCCAGTTCTGCCGCAGCTGGTGGTCATATTGCTCGAGCCCGCGCGCAGCCTCTTGAAGTTGCTGCATACGCTGATGGAAAGTCTCCTGCCGAATGTAGCCATTCAGGGCTTCGTTGAGGGAAACCTCGTGTTTTTGCCCATCGACGGTGACTTCGTACCGGGCGGACCCATCTTCGTCTTGGGATCCTTGTTCACCGGCGGTATCAAGTTCGCCTTCTGCGGAAATATTCTCCGGCTCACCGTCTGGTAGACCGTATCCGTCGTCGGCATCGGCATCACTGGACTGCGGGGTCCGAGTGGGGCCACGTCGTTCATGATCCGCCCTTTCTTGCTCGAAGGACGTGCGGCCAGTCCCTTCATAACCATCTGCGATCTCCCTTTCACGCGCTGCTAAAGCTGGGTCATCGCCGGCATCGCTCGTGTCGCCGGTCAACAGATCACCCTCTATCCTTCGCTCCTGGAACATCGGCTCCGGATTCGCTGTCTCACGAATAAACTTGCCGCCCTGATCTCGCGGACGGCTGGCTGGCGCGATCTCAGTCGCGAGAACGCCCTCAACGCCATCTAAAGCTTCGCTCATCAGTGTTTCCTCTTCTCGGCCCAGGCGTGATTATTCATGAAGACCTGAAGCTGTTGCGGGATCGCTTCCAAAGTCTGCATTCTCAACGCCAGGGCGAAAATAACTTCCTTATCCGTCGCCACCATCTGTTCAGCGTGCCACTGCTTGCGTAGCGCCAGGACCGCCGCAGCAAAGGCTGGATCATCCTTCAATTCCTTCGCTTGAGTGGCGAGGTGGTGAACCTCTTCCGAATCAAGCTTCTTCTCTTCACCTTCCAACGGCTGGCCTCATTTTGGCGATCTTCTGCTGATTGCCGAGCGTAGCCGCAGTCACCGCGGCCTGATGCTCACGATCGAGATCGCTCTGCTGCGCTTCTTGCTGCCGATCGAGATCGTTCTGTTCCGCCTCATGACCCTGATCGGCGCCCTGCGACAACGCGCCGGCAATAATCTGCGCCCCCTTCATCCCATGGCCGGTCATCGCCGCATGGTGCTGCGAGGCCAAACTGGTCATCGCCTGGGTGTGCTGCGCGCCGATCTGCGACATCTTCTGCATGTGCTGATGGGCCAATTGCATCGCCTTCAAGGCAGCATCGTTGTTCGCCTGCTGGCCCTGCTGCACGACCTGATCAGATTGGTTCTGCGCGTCGGCCATCTTCAGCTGGCTGTCCTGGTCCGCTTGGTCGCTGGCGTCCTGATCCTTCATCAACTGACTTGCCAGTTGCGACAACTGGACGTGCGCGTCGATGCCGGCCTTCTGACTGTCGATGCCCATCTTCTGGATGTCAGTCTGAGTCTTAGCCTGGAGCTGTTGGTGCTTGAACACGTTCTCATGCACCATCTTCTCGCGATCGAGTTGCTGTTGACCGACCGCCTTCGCCGTGTCGCTACGCACCTTCTCGAGCTGCGCCTGGGCGGCGAGCGCCATCGGATCCGGCGTCTTGGGTTGCGACAAAACCGCCTGCATCTGCATCGGATTGGGCGTCTTGAAATACCTCCCGACATTTTTCACGTTGGCGAGCGACAGCATGTCGGTCACGGTGTTCAACATTTCCGGAATCCCACAGACCGGATTGTTTAAACCGTAAGTGGTGACGATCAATTGTTGCTTCTGATCAATCTGGTTAAGCGCAAGCATTCGGACCATGTCCGAGCCTTTGCCGAGGTTCGGATTGACTTCGACTCCCATCGAGGCATCGAACGTACCTGTGTCATAGGGGGTCCACTTGCCGTTGACCTTGAGGGTGCGCTGCTGATTAGGATTCTCACAGACTTCGTTGAACAGGCCACTGAACAGGTCTTTAAAACCGGTTTCGACCAAGACCCGCGCCACCAGTTCGACACGCTCTTGCGCGCCGTTGATGACCGCCTCGACGCCGATCTGCGTCGAGCTTTGCAACGCCTTTGGGTCAAGACCTTTCGCAGCATCAGTTAGTCCAGTGCGCCGCGCCAACACGTCGTTGAGCGCGTTTACGACCGGCATAACCGCCTGACCGAGAAACGGGATATTATACGGCATCACCGTCGAAGAGGGATCGCCGCGCGTGCGGATCACGGCGCCAAGATCATCGTTCATCGCATCGTCGGGATTGACGAGCAACTCGTTGATCACAGTCTTAGGGTTGATGCTCTCGGCCGCGCTGTCGAGAATGGCGCGAAATAGATTGGTCTTAATGCGCTGCAGGTCTTTGGTGTAGTCGCTTATGCTCTCGCCCACGATCGTATGGGCGATCGGGTCACACGAGAAAAGCGCAAATTTCACTCGATTGGCGTACTCATCGGAGACAATCTCGCGATCGTCGCCAATGGTGCAAATGTAACGAAGCTCCGGTTGACCGTCGCCGTCTTTGTCAATTTTGACAAACCATTCGCCATACTTCACGCCGTCGCCCATGCGCGTGCCCATGAAGCGGCCCGGATTACGCAGCTGCGGCTCGACGGTGAAGGTCGATTCCGACGACTGAATGTTGTCGTTGATCTTCTCGCGATCGTAACCCATCGCGATCAGTTGATCGGCCGCCACAATGCGCTCGTGGCCAACAATGCGCGAGGTTGCCCACGAGCGCGCATAACGGTCGAGCCGCATCTCCTCCGGCGGAACGCCGCAGATTTTGATTAACGGCTTGGAAACCTCGTATTCAACCACCGCATGGTCATAGGTGAGTGGGGGAGGTGGAGGGGGTCCTGGCGGGAGAGCGGGAGGGGGTGCGCCAGCCATTGGCCCAGGCGGTAGGCCACCTGGAGGACCGTTAGCATTCGGGGGTCCAGCACCTCCTGGAGTTCCCGGCGGCTGAATCCCTGGCGGCGGCGCTCCTGGCGGCGGCGCTCCTGCTGGCGGCCCAGGCGGTCCCATTGCAGGCGGTGGATTGACAGGGGGCGCGGGCGGCGCAGCAAGCGCATTGCCAACAGGCGGCCCTGATGTCGTTCCAGCCATGTGGGGCGGAATCGTTGGAGCATGTTGCTTACTCGGCTTTCCAAGCTCGATCACTCTGGCGGTCTGATCTTCCGCCAAGATCATCTGCAATTGTTCGGATGTGATGCTCAAGAACTTTTTGCGCTTAATCTCTTTCTGATCTTCGCTCCACCATTTGACGTAGCCAGTACGAACCGTCAACGCATCTTTGAGGGCGCCGTAGAGTGTAAGAAATCCCGGATTGTCATTCCAAAAAACATAATTCACATACGACGTCGCCTGTTCGGCCATGTCGCTGTCTTGTTCCGAGCGCGGCACCAGGAAGACGGGCGATTCGCTCGCCCCAAACAGCCGGATCAAAGCCGGCATCATCAAAAGGATCGCGTCCTTGACGTCGGTCGAAACGAAAGTGCTGCGATTGGGGGCGTTCTTCTTGTCTTTATCGAGAAGCTCGCCCAACGTCTGGTTAGGATCCTCGCCGCGATAGGGGCCGGAAACGTCGGTGTAATCCATCGACGGCTCTTGGCCGGCGTAGTAGAGCGCAGCTTCCGAGCGATCGCCAGCGAGGATCGAATCTTCGTAATCCTCCGCGTCGTCCATCATCGCTTGGAGGAATTCGCTATAACTTTCGGGATCATTGGGATCGTAGACCGCGCGCGCAGGCGGCGTCTGATCCTTGAAGTGCGGGAATAGCCGTTCAATCGCCACGGGAATCCTCCCGTGGCGTTCTTATCGCGGATTACGCCTTTCGGCTAGCGGCGATGCTGGCCTTTCGGCTGTGCGTCTCCCGGACCAGGAACATAGAGATAAACCCACTGGCTCTCGGCCGCGCTCCAGTTCCAACCCTCATGCGGCGGCTCGACCTGGGGCGGCGGCTGTTCCGGCGGCGGCTCTTCGGGCCACCAAGGATCGCCTGGAAGCGCGATTGGGTGCGAAGGAATTGGCGCTTGGCCCTCAGGCGGGTTGGGCCAGATGGTCAACGGCGGCTCGACGGGAATATCGGGCGGGGGTTGGATTGGACCACCACCCACTCCCAATCCAGCGATCGACGCAAGGCCGACAATGGTCGCCGGATAAGGCGCGACCGTCTTGTTTCTAGGATAAATGAAGCAATTGTAGATAACCGGCACCGCAGCCATGAGAATCTCCTTGGGTTTAGAGCGAGCCGAATTTAGCCCCTCTGTGTGACATTGGCATATTTAATCGTTCCAGTTCTTTTGACGCTTTGTCCAGGTGACCGAGAATCACCTTCCACTTCTCCTCGTTCTCGCTGTAATTGATATGTTCAGTGGCGGCGACGATCAGCATCCGCACCAATTGTTCCGGCTCGTCGGCCGCGGCCGCGAGATCGAGACTCAGATCTCCGGCGGCGCCGCCGCGGGCTCGAAATGCCGGCACGCTTTTGCGTGGTGCGGGATCGGCGGCGGATCCTTCAACCATTGCAGCGTCTGCCGACAGCGGGCCGGCGTCAGTATCCCCAATCTCGTCCTCTCGCCCCTCTGGTTCGACCATTGTTCGCACTCCCTACAGGTGTGATTGTTGTCGATGGCAAAATGCGCCTGCCCTGGTTGGGTTGCAAGCTGGACAAAATTCGGATCGGTGAGGTTGGGATTGCCCACCATCAAGATTTAACCTGGGTGTGCGGCCCATCGGTCCACGACGCCGCACGATCCCGCAAACGCTGGGCTACCAACAAAGCCTTCGCCCGCTGATTGACGACGGTGTTAATCGACATAATCGGTTCGACCACAAGGGAAGGGAGTGAAAAGCTTTCGATCCGCCTTGCCGCTGCGGTGTTCGCCTCGATCCGCGCATAAACCTCGTCGTCCTCATCCATAGGCGCCGTCCATCAAGATTTCAGTTTCGGATCGATGTGAACCTGGGTGTGCGGTCCGACGCCGCCGGCCATCTTGTGCTGCATGTGCGCTTCAGTTTCGCCGGAGAAGATCAAAACATCGATCGACAGGCCCATCGCCTCGCCGTCGATCTTGATGTACGTATCTCCCGGTTCAGCGCGAAACTTGTCGAGGTTGCCAAAGCTCAAACCAAGCATCAGCAGTTTGCGGCCACTCGGCTGTGTCAAGGTTGCCTTGATCATTCGAGCGTCTCGATGAAGGCGATCAGTTTGTCCTCGCCAAGCTCGCGCCAGGCGTCATCGGCGCAGGCGTGCATGGCGAACGCGGTCTTCGCCCAACCGAGCGCGCTGTCGTCGGAAAATTTCGCCGCCGCCTCGCGCTTACAGATCGGCCACAGGATCTGCAGATCGATGTCCCGTTGGCGCGCGCGCCAGAAGCTCCGGACAGCGCGAAAAAACGCGATCATCGCCGTTTCGGGCCGCCAAAGGTCATTTCGCCTCTTCCCAGTCCACCGCCAACAAATCGGTCTGCGAACACAGCCACGGCACAAGGTCGCCCTGCGCCGTCGACATGTAGACGTAGGGCAGCGTCATCTTCGACTGATCGTCTGGCCGTTGCAGCTCAAGCCACATACCCTTGGCATTCCAGCCCGTCCGCCGCACGCGGGCGCCCTCCTGCATTTCCTTGATCGCCCAGCCAATGGTGTTCATATCAGGCCTCGCAAGCGGCGGCGCAGGCGGCCGCCGGCGCCGCTCATAGAGAGAAATCGCCCAGAAACGAGGGGAATTCCCACACATCCGGTCCTGAGGGCGTCGGCGGCGTCTTCCGCCTCGTCGGGGATCGCCAATCCCGACTTTCCTCTTCGATAGGATCTTAGTCTAGACAGTCCTTTGCGGCAAGCGGTTTCATCGAACCAGGAGACGCCTAGCGAGGCCCGGGTCGCGGTGATACCGTCCTCCGTCGAATGGTTCGGCACTGTGATGACCGGCTCGGGCAGGAGATTCGTCAACTCGTGATGGCGGCTCTGGCCAGTTGTGAGTTCGCGGACTGCGACATCATGTGGCAACAGGTGGGCGCGGAAGTGGTAGCCACCGGCCTTGGCTTTTATCGCCAGAAGTTCAGTGTAATAGGAGAGGCTCTTGTTGGCACCTTCGATGTAATCGATCCAGTGCAACTCACGGCCGGCGATCTGGAACAGCCAAATGCACTGCAAATGCCGGATGCCCAAGTCCCAGCAAGTGAGGACGGAAGTGTTTAAATCGGGAGGAACTCTGGTGACCCGGCCCTGCAACTGCAACGCATTGAGGGCGTCCGAGTAATACGCGCCTTCGACCGGGGCGTCGAAGGAATTCATCATCTCGCGCGCGAACTCGTCCGGGCTCATGTCGTTGCGCATGGCTTCGACTTCGTGGGCCTTCAGCGCGTCCTCGCCAGTGTCGGTGATCTTGATGTCGTAGATGTCCCATAAGGGATCGCCGATCGCCTTCAGCATCACCTTGTGGAAGTGGTCGTCGCCGTTGCTGGTGCCGGAAATGATGGCGAAGCCCTGGTAGTCGGCCAGACAGGGCCGGACCACGGACGTGTAGGCCGCCGGCGCCAGCAAGGGATATTCATCCAGGACGCAGCCGTCGAGGTAGATGCCGCGCAGACGCTCGTAGGCGAGCCCGCCGCCGTACAGCCGGATCGAAGCGCCGCCGGGGAAGATGACGGAAAGTTCGCCCTCCAAGGACCGGATGCCCGGGACATTGGCGGTGTATTCCTTAAGGTAAGCCCAGCAGAGATCTTTGGTTTGATCGAAAGAGGGGCCGATATAGGCGTAGCGGGGCGGGGGCGTGCGGCGCTTGTTGTCCAAGGCGGCGCGGATCAGCGCGTTGACCAGGGCCACCGTCTTGCCGGCGCGGCGATGGGCGACGACGAAGATCCAACGCTTGGGGGAAGCGTGGACGGGCAAGAAATGGCGGCGCGGCTTATAGGGCAGGACGACGACGTCGTCGGCCGGGTCAGCGACAGCATCCATCGGGGTTCCACCAGACGATCAGGACGATGACCGCCAGACAAAGCGCGGCGAGGAGGAGATTATCCGGGGGCATTGGCGTCGGCGTCGATCAGCGGCGCGTCGTCGGCGTCGGTGCGCCAGCGGAAGGTGATGGTGCGGCCGGCGTCGGAGAGGGTGAGGCTCTGGGCGGATTGGGTTGTCGAGGGGGGCGCGGGGGCGAACGGATGGCTGGCGGCAACCCGGGAAGCGAGGATGGCCTT